ATGCGGAAAGATAAAGGGAAGTCTGTCAAGCATAATACTGGAATCTATGCGCAAGAGATACCTCACGATCCTTTTACTAACCTGTCTACTATAGATTATGAGACAGCAGAATCGAGAGGCTATTTCAAGATAGACTTCCTCAATGTCAGCATATATGATGGGGTTGAGAACGAAGAGCATTTACAGCGTTTATTAAATATAGAACCATTGTGGATTCTATTAGAACACAGAGAAATAGTAGAAAAGTTATTCCATATCAATGCACACTATGATCTAGTGAGCAAGCTAAAACCAACTAGCATAGAACAGCTGGCAGCAGTATTAGCTATCATACGTCCTGCTAAAAGATATTTAAATGAAAAAAGTTGGAATGAAATAATGAGAGAAGTATGGGAGAGACCTGCTGAAGATCAATATTTCTTTAAGAGATCACACGCTATCGCATATGCTTGTGCTATCGTAGTGCAGCTTAATCTAATATGTGAGCAATTATTAACGACGTCGAACTAACTGTACGTGCCTTCTCTTAACACGTTTTAGCATTATGTTGTGAAGATTAACTATAGGACCAATTGATACATTAACATCTTTGGTGCTAAAATTCTTAATAGCATATTTAAAATATTCCATTTCTTTACGCAGATATATGTTGATGGGCAGCATACGATTTGATTCCCACCACCAAGCTTCACCCATTTCTAAAAATAATTTCTTATCGCTTTCGCTTTTTAAGATATTATAATCGTAAATGCTAGTGATGCTCGTATCTTGATTGATAACTATGCATACATATTCTTGATTACCATATGTTAGAATAGTTATAAACGGAAATTGATCTTGTATCTTTTCAGTTAAATTAGTCATAAATATAAAAAAGGATCCTTAAAGATGATTAAACAGTCCGCGTATTTATACCCAAATCGCCAAGACCTTTACTCTAATTTGGATCCCGTTCAGACAGGATATAGAAAAATGTATGCTAGGACACTGCGACTACATAAAGGTATAGATAACACTTTTGAACTTAGGCTCTTAAACAATGATCAGAAGTTACTTAATGTTGTTGGTTCTACCCTCTACTGGTTGTTGCTCGATCGAGATACTAGCAATTTAATATATCAGATGCAGTATACGCTACAGGGTCCGGAAAATAGCCTAGTGAGGTTAACTATACCAGAAGCCGATCTCGAACCTATCAATAGCGGAAAATATATGTATAGCGTTTACCTAGTCGATATTTACGGAGTTAAGAGCATACTCTATGGAGATAGCCAGTTTGGACCTACGGTAGCAGTAGAAGTAGTAGCCAACAGTTTTCCTCAGGTATTACCTAGTGTTGCTATTACTGATTTCTTTACTAGCGATCAACTAAGTTATCAACAACCAGATCGCAGTCTATATACTAGTGCTATCTATGCTGATCCAGAAAAGAACAGCAACAACAACGCTCTTCATACGGCACAGATAAACAGTACCGATTTCTACGGAGCAGTAAACATAGAAGTGTCTATGGAAAATGCTATAGGTGATGTTGTTAAATGGTCTACATTGACTAGCCAACCTATACAGCCATCTGATACCGTAAACTATATCAATTTCTATGGCGTGTTTGGCTTTGTAAGATTCCGTGTTGAACCGGACATCACTAACACAGGAACGGTTGACAAAATCCTATATAGAAGCTAATATATACTCATGGACCTCCATGACGAACTGTTAGCATTAATTTCTAATAAAAAAACTACACCTAACGGGTGGACTAGTTTTAATGCTCCCTGCTGTGTACACAATGGTGAAAGCCGAGATACCAAGAAGCGCGGTGGTGTGAAACGCACAGACGACAATGGTGTGAGCTACCATTGTTTTAACTGCGGATGGAAAGCCAGTTGGAGACCAGGTAGGAATCTAGGCGCACGTATGAAAGACCTATTCCGTTGGAACGGGGCATCGGATGAGCAGATCAATCGCCTAGCGTTTGAATGCATGAAGATAGAAGCAGGTAAGCTAACAGATACGAACGGCATTATAACCCTACCTGTGTTCGTGCCTCGTGACTTTCCACCTAACAGCCAACGGATAGATGCAGATCTAATAACAAGAGAAGAGCGTGTTATTCCAGTAGTTGAATATATCTATTCAAGGGGGCTAACACTAGATGACTTTGATTTCTATTGGAGTGAGAGATATGCAGATAGATTTATCATACCGCTGACTGTAGATCAAAAACCTGTTGGTTATATCGCACGTAAATGTGGCAAGGGAAATCCTAAGTATCTAACAGAGCATCCTGCGCACCTAGTATTCAATCTAGATCGACAGGGATATGATCGTAAATTTGTTTTGGTATTTGAAGGTAGCATAGATGCAGTGTTACTAGGAGGTGTCGCTGTATTGACTAATGAGATATCAGCACAGCAAGCACAGCAGATCAACAGCTTAGGTAGACAGGTAATAGTAGTTCCGGATCGAGATAAAGCTGGAGAATCTATGATACGACAGGCTATCGAACTAGGGTGGGCGGTGGCATTTCCAGAATGGGCCGAGGATATTAAGGATGCAGGTGATGCAGTTTTAAAATACGGCCGTTTAGCTACCATGCTAAGTATATGCAAAAATGTAGAAACTAGTGATCTAAAAATTAAACTGAGGATGAAGTTATGAAAACTTTCTTGATAGAACTTTGGAATTTAATTTCTTGGCCTTACAAGGTCTTTAAAGACAAGCAACGATACAAGAAGAGATTAGCTGAACTACGCAAAAGGGACCCGTTTATATACAAATGATCACATGGGGAATTTCGGCTAATAGCCACGACGCTGCTGTAGCAGTATTTGACAATAACAGTTTGATGTTTGCAAGCCAAACAGAACGTTTTAGCGGGATAAAGAATGACGCTAACATACCCGCTAGTATGGTACAGTACCTGAAGAAAAAATATGGTGATCCAAAAGAAGTATTTTGGTATGAGCGTCCTCTTAGTAAAACATTTAGACAGCTGTGGGCAGGGCAGGGCTGGAAATGGCGAGATAACGATATTAGGACTTATCTAGAAGATCGAGATATAACTGCTAATATCACTTACACGGATCATCATCTGTCTCACGCCGCAGCAGCATACTATACTTCTCGTTTCAGAGAATGCGCTGTTCTAGTAGTAGATAGCATCGGAGAATGGGATACTGTTAGTGTATGGAAAGCTAGCGACTCTAAGCTAAAGAAAGTTTGGACTAGGTCCTATCCCAATAGCCTCGGACTGTTTTACAGTGCTATGACACAGCGTGTCGGACTTAAACCTCAAGAAGACGAGTACATACTCATGGGTATGGCCGCATATGGAGATCCACACAGGCTCAAGGATCAAATGTATGCAGATATGTTCTCCAATGACGGAGTAAAGAAAAACCTGCATAGGGGCTATGCTAATTGGTTGTTTAGCTTAAACACTACACAGGATCTATTTGATATAGCCGCTGCTACACAGTGGATATACGAGAGAGAATTTGAGAAACTGTTGATGATAGCCAGACACCATACTGGTAGCGATAATCTAGCATTAGCTGGAGGATGTGCGCTTAACTGTGTGGCAAATGTGTTAGCTTGGCGACAGTTTAAAGATGTATGGATATTTCCTAATCCAGGAGATAGTGGATCGGCTGTTGGTGCTGTACTGGCACACAAGAAGAAACATATAAAGTGGAATCACTGTTTTTGGGGACATAATATATCAGGCAACTATCCCGTACAAAAAGCCCTGCTAGATTTAACGACTACAGGCATCGTCGGAGTAGCTAATGGTTCTGCGGAGTTTGGTCCCAGGGCACTGGGAAATCGTAGTTTGTTAGCAGATCCTACTACACTAGATATGAAAGAGAAAGTCAACACGATCAAACAGAGACAACAGTTCCGACCTTTCGCACCCGTGATATTAGAAGAGCTAGCCGACGAGTATTTTGATTTAAAAGGTAAAGATTCTAGATATATGCAGTATGCAGTCAAGTGTCTGAAACCAGAATCTATACCTGCAGCACTACACGTAGATGGAACCTGCAGGGTACAGACTGTACCGTATAGCAATCATGGACTACGTGTGTTACTAGAAGAATGGTATGAACTAACCGGATGTCCTGTATTATTAAACACAAGCCTAAACATCAAAGGACAACCTATGGTAAACGATCTCTGGGGTGCGAAGTGTTTCGAAGAACGATACAATGTAAACGTACACACTTACGAAAAATAAGATTGCTATACCAACAGGGAGATAGTATAATAAACTATGGCAGATTATAATTACGACATACAGAAACTCTATCTTGAAATGTTCTTGGCAGATGCAGAAACATTTGTGCGTTGCCAGAACATATTTGACAGCGAGAACTTTGATCGTAGATTGAAATCTACAGCAGATTACCTAAAGACTTATGTTGACAAATACAAGGTGATGCCCGAGCTACGCATCATCAGGGCCGAGACCGGGTTAGACCTATCGGATGCTACAGATGTTCCTAAAGAGAACTATGACTGGTTGCTAGATGAATTTGAGAGATTCTCTAGACATAAGGCGCTGGAAAGGGCTATCTTAGAGTCGGCAGACCTATTAGAAAAAGGCGAGTATGGTCCAGTAGAAGCCAAGATCAAAGCAGCAGTGCAGATAAGTCTAGCTAAAGATATGGGCACAGACTACTTTGCTGATCCTAGGGCGCGACTGCTGATGCTTAAAGACAACAACGGACAGTTGAGCACAGGATGGAAAGCTGTTGATCAGAAGCTATATGGTGGATTCAATCGAGGTGAGCTTAACATCTTCTGTGGAGGATCTGGCGCAGGCAAGAGTCTGTTCTTGCAGAATCTAGCTGTTAACTTTGCGAGTGTTGGACTTAATGTATTGTATGTTACGCTCGAACTTAGTGAAGCACTGACTAGTATGCGCATTGATAGCATGATCACAGGTATCACTACCCGTGAGATCTTTAAGAGCATAGACGAAGTAGAACTAAAAGTACGGGTGGCAGGCAAGCGCAGCGGAGCTATACAGGTCAAGTATATGCCCAGCGGTAAGAATGTAAATGATCTACGTGCTTATGTCAAAGAGTACAGCATACGCAAAGGACATACTCCAGATGTTATCTTGATCGATTATCTAGATCTACTGATGCCCATATCGATCAAGATCAGTCCTGAGAATCTATTCATCAAGGACAAGTATGTGAGTGAGGAATTGCGAAACTTTGCTATGGAGATTGGTGCCATCACTGTAACAGCAAGCCAGCTGAACAGAGCAGCAGTGGAAGAAGTAGAGTTCGATCATAGCCATATCAGTGGTGGACTATCTAAGATCCAAACAGCAGATAACGTGATTGGTATCTTTACTAGCCGTGCTATGCGTGAGCGCGGACGCTATCAGATACAGTTTATGAAGACTAGAAGTAGTAGCGGCGTAGGGCAGAAAGTTGATCTAGCGTTTGATCCAGATACGCTGCGTATCACAGACTGCGATGAGCAGGACGAAGATAGCAATCCAACCGGTGGTCGCAATCGTATCGCTGAAAGCATCAAGAATCGTACTACGGTTACTCCGGCACAAAAGACAGAAGCCGATCCTATACGAGAGATGGCCAAGGTACGTGCTAATGTCGGAAGCTCAAAGCTGAGAGAACTGCTTAACAATATAGAGAGTCCGGAAGACCTATGACGTTTTGGATATTTGGAGACAGCTACGCAGAGATCGATGGCGGCGGTAGAGATACTAGCTTTGCTTGGACAGAAGCAGTGGCAAAACATTTCAATCAACCTGTACGTAATCTGGCACTAGGATCGACTAGCTTATCTTATACATATGATCGAGTCGAATCTGTTAGAAACGATATACTACCCGGAGATGTAGTGATAGTCTGTTTAACACACGTTATCAGGCAATGGTTCTTCCGTGACAGACCTATGCTATCACACGCCTGGAGCTTTGATCATCAAGAGCATCCTTATGGCAGAGATGAACGAGATGCTTTTGAGAAATTCATAATGTACCTAGACAATCCTAGGAATCAGGATCTCGGATTGATAAACTTCTTGTATAATCTAAATGATCTAGCCGGCAAAGGTGTTAAGATCATAGTGATGGCCTGCTTTCCAGAAACAGAAGATGTTTATAGAGATATGACTGATAGATGGTCTAATCTAAGATTCGCGATAGGATCTCTTGTTTCTATAAGCTATCAAGAGATAGATGAGGCAGATCGCAGCCGGATAGAGCAGCTGGTGAGGAGAGATCCCAGGGCTGGACATTTCTTGAGATCTACACACCCTATCCTAACCAATAAGCTGATACAGACTATCGAAAACGGATATCTATTGAATCTAACCACAGGATTC